CTTCTGTTGCTCCTCGAACTGTTGGTCTATGGGCCAATAGATCGTGCTTGTGACGACAGGGATGCCAAGCATTCGTGCCGTCTGGATTGCTCCGAGGTATGGCCCCTTCGGGCCTCCGGCATTGATGATGTGAAGCACGTCGAAATCTCTATCCCAATCAACCGTTCTGTTGAGAAGGTTCGTGATGTAAGTCTCGTGGCCTCTCCTGCTCAAAGCGTTCGCGAGGCAAATCGCTGTCCGCTCTGCTCCGTTTGTCGGGTTCGTAATCGCCGCTATCGTAGAAAGAACCATTGCTATTCTCATAGGTCGCTTCCCTCCAAGAGTTGAGTATAGACGCCCTCGGTAATCTGGGCTGCTCTCTGATAGCTGAAACGCTCTCTAACGTGCTGCGTCAGTTCGTCGTCTGTTCCTGCCTCCATAGCCTCTCGGATGGCTTTAGCGATGCTCTCCGGGTTCAGGGGGTCGCAATAATGGCCTCCGTCACCAAGATATTCCTTGACGCTTCCTCGTGCGCTGACGGCTACAGGTATTCCCATTGCCGCTGCTTCGAGATTTACCAAGCCCGGTGTCTCCAATAAAGAAGGTAGTACGGAGCATACGGATCTCTTCACAAGCCTGAGTACGTCCTTTGCGGTCGCTGGCTGCGCGATGACTACATTCTTACCCTTGATGGCGGACTCGAAAGTTTTCACATAATCCTGGTTGATAGCTCCCATCATCACGAGTTGTAGCTTCGGATCGTCTTTCCAAAGAATCTCCATAGCCTGAACTAGCCGGTGTTGGTTCTTCCTGATTTCCATTCGGGCTACACAGATCACGAAACGGTCTGCGAGAGTAGCCTGCATCTCTGGCGGAAGTGGTGTGTCGTCTGCGATTGCCGGTAGGATTTCTCCCTCGACATCGACTGCGTTTGGTACGACTGTATATCGTTCGTTCAAAGGGACGGATTCCATCATTCCCATTTGGTCTGTCAATCCAAAGATCGTCGCCATTTCAAGTTCTGCGTTCGGGAGCAACCAGTCTGCCTCTCGTATGCAGATTTTCAGTCCAGCTACATCCTCGTGGAAGGCGTGGAATATCTGTGGGTTCTCGCCTGGATCGTAATTCCGCTGCTTCGCGATTTGATAGAGGAGTTCGTTCAAAGGCCAGTACACGGGCGATAGGACGACGGGCTTACCAAGCAAGTGCGCCGTGTCGATGATCTGCTGGTATGGCCCCTTCTTTCCGCTCGCGTTGACCAAGTGAACGATGTCAAACTGCTTCCCCCAATCTGGGGCTGTCTTGAGAATGTTGACTACGTGAACTTCGTGGCCTAGCTCTCCAAGCGCGTTCGCGTACCCGATTGCTTGCCGCTCGCTTCCCATCTTCGGATCTGTGAGATCTGCGAATGTAGAGATCCCAAGCAAGACTTTCATCGTACCTCCCTAAAAATTCCGGGAGGACTGATAAGTTCGCCCCGCTGACGTTCTCATGAGTCCTCCCTTATTGCTATGCCAGTATACACGGCTATCCCGTCTGGATGTTGATCGCGCCGTCTCCCTGGATATCGAACGAAATGCTCGCAACTCCGTCAACTGCTTCGTCTGTCGCTTCGCTCGTTACGAGTCCTGCGCCATAGTAGTAGTTATCGTTATCCAAATGGAAGTAGCATTCGATTACAGTTCCGTTGACGAGCGCGTTGTGCAGGGCTAGTTGCCCTGTCGTGTCGCCTAGATACCAGAATCCATCAAACGATGCAGTCCAGTCCTTCGGTCCCTTTTTGTACGCGCCCCAACCGGAGCTACCGAATACGCGAACGTCGATCGGATCAGAAGTAATAGTAACAGTCCAGTGATTCATTTCAGCTACGACTGCCGCTGCGCCGCACGCACCGGCCATAACGTAACCGTCAATGCCGCTAATCGCGTTCGTAGTGCTTCCACATGCCATGGTGATTCACCTCCCTAGATTGGTGATGGGTTTGCCCGGCCCTTGTAACGAACTACCGTGTGCCAAAGGTCGGTTTTCTCTTCGTACACTGAATCATCTAATCCGTCTCGAAGAAGCGTGATGGCTCTGAATCCCGCTAGGGATAGCTGCCCTCCATCGAATACGGTATGCAAATAGTCTTGTATAGTCTCTGCTTCCGTGCTCGCTCCTGGTGCTGCGTCGCTTCCTGCGCTAAAGATGTGAAATGAAATAAAGAACTCTGCGGTGCTCGCTTTGCAGGCACTTCCAAATGCAAATGATATTGGTCCACCGTATGTTTCCCAGCGGATGTACGGCTTGCCTGGGTTGCTCGGTTGCTTCGTGAAGAAGTACCCCTTGACGGAACCGCTCAAGTCAGAATCGTTTCCGATAGCTGTCTGAACTGCGTTCTTCAAAAGGTTTGTGAAGGAAGCCATGAGCTACCTCCCTTCTACTATGCGCCTTGTGCCTTGTTCATCCTGTCTGCAATTTCTTCGATGGTGTCGGCTGTCATAACTAAGCCGATACCCTTCGCGCATTGGACACAGGCGAACCCTTCTTTGATCGTCACGTAGTCGATGTTTTCCAGTTTCATAAGGAGCGGAAAAGCATCGTACTTTTCTAGTAGGTCGTCACTCGTTCCTCCCTGCATAGTCTGCTTGGGAACAAGCTCTGTTAGGTATACGAATCCGTCTACTTCCATAGTCTCACGAGTTCCTGTTTCCTGGCTTCCAATGCCTTCCGCAAATAGTGGCGGCCCACGATTCCTCTTGAGGTTCCCTCTTCCTGGTACCACGCGTACTCTACGTTCGTTCCGAAACGACCAGTCATGCGCTTCGTGTCGATTTCGTAGGTAATGCTTCCCAGCAAGCGGCCTGTGTCGACAACGTGTAGTTCGACGATCTTCATCTTGGCTTCGGCTGCGAGCCTCGATAATGCAACGTGAAGAAACGCCACTGATGAAACCTTCGATTTCTTCTTGAGGCCTTCCGGCTTCCAGACAATGACGACATTAGTTGGCATCCTAGTCTCTCCGTCTCGCGACGCAATGCCATATGACTTCAGATGGATCTAGCCAAGCTAGCATGCTTCGTGCTCCGTCTCCGAGGTCGATGTCGTATTCATTCCCGTCGTACGTGATCGTATCGCCGGGCTTCGGCTTTCCAATATCAGAGCGTCCAGCGGCATCGGTTCCTGTTTGCTGCGAAAGGTCCGATGCCGCAAAGACGAACATTAAATCCCCTTGGCGAACGACTCCCTCGTGGTCTGCGATATTCTTCGTGGACGCTTCGTAGATCGAAGAACACTTGAATGAAGGCTGCTCCCAGTAAACGTAGGTCGTGCCCTCTTCTGCATCGTACACCTCGTTCTTGAAGCGATTGAATGTGATAGTTCTTCCCAGCCGATTCCTGACGTGCTCGTGCAACGCCTTCGTCCTCTGGGCTATGTCGTATCTCATTCCCAATCACTCCTGTCTGGTACTAGGTCTTCCTCGTTGCTTCCGTGTCTTCCTTTGAATTGTCCACGTTCAAATCGTGGCTTCACGCGGTCATCGTCTTCGTCTTGGGTTTCCTTTTCTGAAATACTAATTCCTCCAACTGAGGGGATAGCATAGACAAGAGACTTCGTGCGGAACTTCTTTGCCAACTCCCAGAAGTGCTCCGCTTTATGAGAGAGGCTAACACTGAGTTGTCCTACCTTCATGTCGGCTTCTCTCGTTAATTGGGCGGCGATGCTTTCGGCGCATAGAACTACTGCTCCGTTGACATCTCTGCTCTCCGAGAGAGCGTACTCAATCTCTTCGTCTGTGATGAGTTGTTCGTCTTCGTTCACGTCTCCGGAGTGCCAGCGAACCGCATCACGGTCGCTGGCTGCCGGGTTCCCTGAATAATGCCAACTCATATTTCTGCACCCCCTCCTACTTCAATGCGTAGGCGGTGAAGGCGTGTGCGCTCTTGGATGAGTTGACTACGATGTTCGTCACATCAACGCTGGCGATATATGCGTCGCCTGTCATGATGAAAGCTACCACCGGAATCTTCCCCAATCCATGAGCCACGTTGACGGCTGTGCCTGCGGTGACGACGGTTCCCGAAAGGGCTGCTCCATCGAGCATACTCTCTGTGAGAGAACCATTGCCAACGATGACCTTGCCGCGTTGTTTATCTGTAATGCCCATGCGGCTACCTCCTATGGCTTCGGTGTGCCACGGGGTCGCGACTTGATCTCAAACTTTTTGAGCCAGTATCCCACGTTCTGCGGGGAGATTCCGAACTCGTTTCCGATGTCCGTCATCGTCCTGTGCTTCGTGGTGTACTCGGTCTTCAGCCAGTTCTCGTTCTTGTACGCTTCCTCTGGCACTTGTGTTTGCGGAATGACCGTTACCTCTGGGGTCAGCGTTAATGCTGCGTTCCCCTCGTAGGAGTGAACCGGGGATGGGTTGTCATCCCCGGCGTCAAGGTCACTCCTGGTTGCTCGGCGGATCATTCCTACATTCAGCAATGCGGTTTCGTTTCGCCATTGGCGATTACGAAGGTCGATCAACTGACCGGGAAGCCAGTCCGTCCCATCTCCGCGAAACTTCTGGCAGCAAATGAATACTCCATGAACGGTTCCGGCCTCGATTTTCTCAAGGAATTCCCCGTTGATAAGCATCCTAAACCGTGCCGCCTGTTCGATGCTTTCTTCAAGCACCGTCCCTCGCGTGTACGAACTAAATGGGATACGCACTAGGTACTGACTCATAGTGCTCGCCCCCTCCCTGTCTATGCGATGATGCCGCTGTAGAAGCAGCCAAGATCGGTTCCGATAACCTTCGCATCGTAGGCCATTTCTCCCTCGATACGAGTTGCTTTCAGGTGATCCATCGGAATGTCGCTGATCGCTACGTCGTATCCGAGGCCGTTGAATCCGGTCCATTCGAAGATGTAGCCAGCGGTAGGAGTCAGCAATCCCGGCGACGCGGGTGCGTAGCAGAGAAGCATGTCCTTGCCGAAGTTGTAGCTGTAAGCTGCCGTGGCTCCCTCGTTGTTTGTTGCGTAAGACGAGCCAGGAACAAGAACCTTGTCAACGCGGAAGAGAGTGGCGAGAAGTTCCTCGCTACCTACACCCAGCTGGGTGTATTTGATTGTCTCTTTCACGTCCGGGTGTCGGCGCAGTTCGTCGAAAACCTCTTCCCCCATCACCAAGATGTTGGGACGGAATCCGGTGTTTTGACCAATGGCCTTTCGTCCTCGGTCGATAGCCTTCATCGGGTCCGAGAGTGCGCCATCATTGAACTGAACGACGTTCGTGCCTGTGTCGTCAGCAGCGGTTCCGGTGAAATCGGTCTCCCAAATCGAGGCGGCGAAGAAGTTCGCAATCCAATCGCGTTCCCGTTGGAGCAACAGCTTCCACGTAACGAACTCTGCCATCTGAGCCGGAAGCCCGTTGATGTCGGAGTTGGCGACTACCGCGTACGGCAAGTCTTTGTGGTGGGCGACGACTTCACAGAAATAGGTGTGAGGAGCCGTGATCCCGAAGCCGTTACCGGAAGATTCTGTGCCCGGTGCTCGCTTCTGTGCTTCGTCTCTCATCCAGTCGTTCTTGTCGAACTCAAACAGTTTGTCGGACTGCTTCTCGACTGAAACGATTGGGAACGTCTGATGTGCGATCAAGCTGTCGATTGACTGCTTGTACGCAATCGAGATGTCCGAAAGAGCCGTATTGATATGAACATCAGTGGTCGTAGGTTTGCCTGCCATTGTTGTTCACCCCCTCCTATTTGGACGTCGGTGCAAAGACTGTTCGGATCGTGATGATCTCGTCAGCCCCACCGCCGTCTTCCTCGGCATAACCCACCAAGAAAGTTTCCGTAGTTCCATCGCCATCGCGTGTGAGCGTAATTCCCTCACCATCCGCGTCCGATTCAATAGCATCTTTGAACGTGACAGCAGCACCAATCCGTAGCCGCGCCTTAACTCCGGGGCGGGTTAGGACTGTTGCCAGCTTGCCATCTTCGGGGTTGTTCATAAGAATCCCGAATGCTTCGCTGGCGGCAGTGGCGACAATTACTTCGCCTTCTGTCGTGCCGTACATGACAAGTCCAAATTGATGGCTCGAAAGGTCTGCTCCAGCAACGTACGTCTGGGTTCGACCGAGATTTTCAGTAGCCATTCTTCATCCTCCTTCTATCGCTTTTTTCAGTGGTGTCTAGCGGCGACCTTGAGCTTCCCGATGCTCCGCTGTGTAGTCTGCGGTGATCTCCGGGTTGTCTCTCCATGCCTTCGCTTTGGCCTGTGCGAATGAAAATGCACCGTCGCTGTCTGCTTCGATGGATTTGGCAATCGCGTGGATGCGGCCTAGCGGTGAATCCGGGGCTATGACGGTGGTTCCGATCACGTCGAGCAGTCCGCTCTTCTTGATCGCTTCGTTCGCAGACTTGAATACTCCAAACATTTCATCTGCAAGCTCCGGGTCGACGACATGGATCTTCTTGAGCAAGGAAGCGAGTGCTTCGTTCTTGACACCAATGAGTCCGACTTTCTGGGCCTTTGCCAAAGTGCTGCGGTCGAGTTCGACCTCTTGGGCCTTCGTCAACTTCGTCTTGATCTCTGCCTTCTCTGTACGCTCCAACTCTAACGCTGCTTCCAGCGTCTCGGTTCGCTTGGCAACTGCGACGTATTGCTGCAATGCCTTGCGAATCGATTCGGGCTGTTCGCTCTTGAGAAGAGCTTCGACTTCTGACAGGTCAACGGGTTCGGCTGATTTGGCTTTGTACCCAACCAAGCTCGCCATCTTTTCAAACGCGCCGCCTAGCTTGTCTTTGAATCCGGCGACTGCTTGAAGCGAGCGAAGCAACGTGCTCTGCTCATCTTCGGAAAGACCTTCGGCCTGCTCGACGGATTCGGCTTCTTCCTCTGCCTCTTCCTTCGCGACTTCGGTTTCGGGGGTTTCCGTGGTTTCGGCTTCTTCCTCTGCCTCTTCCTCGGTTGCTGCTTCCTCCGTCTCCGTTTCGGCCTCTGGGGTGTCCTCAGATGAGGTTTCCTCGTTGCTGCCTTCGTCTTCCGTAGTTTCGGCAGCTTCTTCCTCTTTGGACGTTTCAGCAGCTTCCGACGTTTCCGCGTCTTCCGACGTTTCCTCGCCTTCGGTTGTCTCTGCGTCCTCGGTGGTTTCGGCGTCCTCTACCGTCTCTTCGTTCTCGCTGTTCGGAAGAAGCTCGCGGAGATCAGCAATAGATGATTCCAGGTCTTCCTTTGAAACGTCTGCATCCTTCAAAGACGCTTCGAGTTCCACGATTGCTCGCTCTACCGTTTCAGCGTCAAGCTCCCCGCTTTCCAAACCCTTGCGAAGATCGTTGATCAGGGTGCTTGCTTCCCTGCGGATCACTGCGAGTGCTTCTTCGTTCTCTTCTTTGGACATTCGCTGCGCGACGTCCGTGATGTCTTCTGCGACTGTTGCGGCTTTCGGCATTTCACCGTCCTCCTCTCCGAGTTCCTGCTCCGCTTGCTCTAATGCTTTGCGTAGCT